TATTAATCTTAAAAATAATAAAATGATTCTTTTTTTTTAAATTATTAATTAACAGCTTGGGTCTGATAAATTCAAATCATTAATAAAACAACTTGGGTCAGCTAAACTAACTCCAAAAACACAAGAAGAATTTTGAATGTCAATGTTAACAACACAGCTTTCCATTTCAATCGTTATTTGGAAATCACATCCAAAAGTACAATCTAAAATTTTGAATACAATACAACCATTAACGTCCACCATCATTAACATTATTTGTGGTGCGGTATTAAAGATTGACGGAATTACTGTATTATATTCTACTGTTGGTGGTACGGGACCTGAACTGATAGTACCGAGCAAAGTTTGATTATTTCCATAGATATCTGCTATGTAAACATTAATAGGGTAAGTACCACCTGATATTTCGGTTATTCTAACTTGTGTCATGATAAGCACATTATGTCATAAACAATCACTAAGTCGATAATAATTTCTTGTCCTTGTAATGACGTATTATTTCTACTTGTTTCAATTGTTATTTGATTATTTAATTGGTCTATAGTTACGTTACCAATTCCTGGTATACTCAACAATAACGATTTAATTGTGTTATACCACGTATTATCACTTGGTGCTTGAACTAATGATGTTGAAGTGAAGAAGTCTTGTTGTGTAACCAATCCTGCAGGGTTTACCGAAACTTTAGCGGTAAATGTTGCGCTGATTAAATCACAACTTGTATTTCCTGTTGTTAAATCATAGAACCCTTCGTTTAACATTTGTAATAAACCAAATTTGGTTGGAGAAATTACATTGAACACCTCAGCCCCCATTACATATGTTTGATATGATGTATAGTTCTTATTACATGTTATGGTAGTATTCCTTGTTAAAGTACAACCGTTTGAATCAATAACGGTTAAACTGTATGAACCACCTGTTAAACCCGTTACTTGAATTTGTTGAGGCTCATTAGGTACGTTGTCCGACCAATTAAAACTAAATGGCGGTTCTCCCGAACTAATAAAGGCTGTTATTTGTCCGCTGTTTCCACTACCACAAGAAGTTGAATATAGTGAGTAGTCTAATCGTTGACTAAATGGTATTAAAATATTAGAAGTTTGAACACATCCGTCCGAATCCGTAACTGTAACAGTGTGTGTTCCCGCAGATAAACTATTGAATGTCACAGCACTTAAATTTGTATCTATCACATTATAAATTCCATCGACAGAATAATCTAATGGCATTGTCCCTCCTGTTGTGGAGAATATTGTCACTTGTCCGTTATTTTGATTACAACTTGTTGAAACTACGTCTGTTGATATCGTGAATTTATTTTCGGCAATTATTGTAACTTCTTGAATATACGAACATCCTGTATTATCTGACACCGCAACTGTATATGTCCCACTCGCTAACCCATCAAATAATTGTGTTGTTTGAGAGTTATTCAGATTTGTTTGAGCTCCATCGGGATAAATTAAAGTATAGGTATAAGGTGTTGTTCCTCCAACAACGGAAATCTGTATTGAACCATCGGTACTTGAACAAGTTGAGTTTTGGTTTGTTACTAATATTGATGTTATACCTCCTGGTGTTTGTAATGAAGTACCTGCAAATGTTTGACAATATCCCGCGTCAGTTACTTGGAAATTATAGTCTCCAGCAGATAACCCTGAAATTGAGAATGTTTTACTATATGATATTTCAACATTTCCTGTTGAGGCTGAATAATAATATGGCGCAGTTCCTCCTGTAATAGTTAAACTAATTGACCCATTACTTTGAAGACATGACGGTGATACTGAAGTTATAAGTCCGACCCCGATAACGTTAACGTCAGTTACTGACCCTTCCATTGATTTGGTACATCCGTAAGCATCTGTTACGGCAACTGAATAGTTACCTCTAGTCAATCCTGTGATAGTATTACCCGTTTGTCCGTCACTCCATAAATAAGTGAAAGGTGATAACCCTGTTTCTCCCGTTACAGTAATTTTACCAATAGGTACTCCTCCACAACTAGAATTAGGTACTACGTACAATCCAAAACTAAACTCTTCTGAAGTATCAATAATAAAACTTTGTGTAATACCTGAACATCCACCTAAATCTTCGGCAAGAAGAAAATAGGTACCTGCACTTAAATTACCAAAAGTAAATTCAGGTGTGTTTGTAACCCCTGATTGAATTAGGCTATTATCCATTCCCAACAAATAAAAATTTGTTGAAGAATATTGGGATGTTGATGTCCCCATAACTGAACCGTTATCAGAATCACAAGTTGTGTCTTGCACCGAAACAATTGACGCACAAACCCCACTCGAGATTGGTACGTTAATATAAAATTCTTGGTTGGTGGGTAATGTACTATCGTTAACCCTGGCGGTATATGTAGACGCGGATAACCCTGTAACTATTGACGAAGCTCCTGACGCAACTATATCAACTTGCGTCAACGGTGATTGCCATTGTACAGTATATGGAGGAGTACCTCCTATTAAGGATAAGTTTATAATACCATTATTGGTATTACTACAGTCTCCTGTTATCGATAAGTAATAATCAAATGATGCCATTAGTTAGCCTTACAATTTATGCTGATGTTTATTCCTGAATTTAATGATAGAATTTCATCAAGATTTCTATCCGTACACGTTAAACTAGTTATTGTTAAAACATTACCATTCAAGTAATACGTATAACCAAAGTCATATAATTGTGGTAAGTATTGAATTAAGGCGTTTCTCCAAGCTCTGTTTGAAGGTACGTCCGTTAAACCATACCCTGTGTAAAATAATTCTTGTATAATAATATCACCGCCTATTCGTAAATCAACATACCAATTACTTTCAACCGAATTTTGAATACAATCGTTTAGGGTAAGTCCACTAGATGCCAACATTGAATTAACTCTGTTCGATAAGATACTATTGAAGTTACTAACCTGAATATCCCCATTTAACCACGGGTATATATTGAAGTCTGTATATTCCGTGGTACAGTTATAATCGAATATATTTGATATGATATAACATGGGTCCACAGGAACTGGTATAAACTGACATCCTCTTTGTCTTCTATAAACAAACTTTTGTTTATGTAAAACTGAGTTTTCCATTTTAACACCCGTATTCCAAATAGTTGTCGCGGGAATCATTTGTTCCGCCAACTTCATCCAATAAGGACCAATACCATTTACGTAATCAATTAATTTTTGATACGTATATTTGTTATTTGGTAACCCAACTGTTTCTTCCGATTCAATGTATTTCCACCAAATAGATTGTAAGGTAGGGTATCCCCCTGTCTTACCATCTGTAATGTATTGTCTGTTTCTAACATTAATCATATTCTCCCAAAATGTTTGAGAAAATTCAAAGAATGTTTTCTTCTTTGGTTCTGGCTTAACAAAAGTCCAATCTACCCCACCTGGGACAGGATATCCAACCGTTAAACCTGATTCAGGTATCGGATAGTCATATCGTCTTGATTGGTCCCAAACGTCATATACAAGACCTTGTGCGGGATTTAAAAATAAATCAACGTTTTTAACGTTTAGAACTAATTTCTCATTATCAACGTAGTAATACGCATTGTAGTCTGCATTTGTTGATACTCTAATTTTATTGTCTTCCTCTAACCACGATTTATTATTATCTACAACTTGAGTTAATTTAAATCCTTCAGTCATATATGGGAAATCCCTAAATCGATTTAAATATGGTTGACCATAACTGAATGGAGTTAATGTAGTTTGAATATCATAGTTTTGTCCTGTGTAAACATTCCCTGTAATTTTAACTTGGTCAGGGCTTCTATGTTGTGGAGTAACTTCATACCAACCTGCGCCTAATTGGAAGAAATAATCTTCTGTATTGATAGGTGCCGATGGGAACCCTAAATCATCAATAGGGTAATCAACCAATTTAATATTAACATCTTCATAAGTTGCCGTTGAAGTGAATCCAGTATAAATCTTACCTTTAATTCTATATGTTTGTCCTGGCAGATATGATGGAGTATTTTCAACGTAGGTTCCTCCTGATATTCTAGCCCATTGTGTGTAGAATTGGTCTAAATTAATTCTTTGGTCGGCAAGATAAATGTGTTCGTTAAATTCAATTAACGAATCAGGGGCTCCTATAAGTCTCATCATAAACTCAACAGACCTTCTTGTACCTTTAGATTTGAATAGGTAAGCCGCATTTAAAATTAAGTTTCTATAAAACGAATAGTTTAACTCTGTTGGAGTTAATGCTCTGGCATATCCTGGATATGTTGGCGTCGACGTATTTCCAAACACAGAACTTAAAAAATCCTCATTTGTTATTGGTGAGAAGTTTGAACTCCATCCTAAAGTTTGCGCCAAATTCACAAGTAATTGTGATGGTATGTCATTAGTTGGGTTATAGTTAACTGAATTCATGTACGCTAACGCGTCGATGAATTGTTTCACTTGGTCAAAACTTCTACCATAAATTTGAAATATTTTTTCAACTTTTTGTCCTAAAGTATCAAACTCTTTTAATGAATCTGTTACCAAGAATCTTGATATTAAATTACTCTTAAATGAATCTAAGTTAAGTGCAATAGTTTCTAAATTATTTAGGTAGTCATCAAACAAAAACGACCTAATATTCAAGTTCCAATCACCATCCTTTGGCCAAGTAACTGATTGATAGTTAGTATAAAACTCTCCGTTTTCTGTTTGGGCTGGTACTTGGAATACTGCCGTGTATTCAGGTCTAACAAGTCTATTTAATAAAAATTTCTCAACCTCATCAAAGTCTTCAGAGAATATCTTATCTACAATAAAATCATTTGGTCGTATTTGGAAGTTTTCATTAAACGTAGTTGCGGTAGTACCAAATGGTGAACCTGAAACATAGAATTGAATATACCCTGTGGTTAAATTATCTGATGGTGTAAACGATACAATGTTATATATGTTGTCGTTAACACTAACTGCATAATCTAAGTAAGTGTTATATAAGTTTCTATAAGGTGAAACAACTATTTCTCTAACCGATAAGTTGGTTGCGGCACTTACAGAATAATCAATTTCAAATGGATTATTAATTCTATCTACATCAACTTTAAAATATGTTTCATCTTGAACTGAGTCGTATGAAATATCGAATGCGGTTGCACCTGTTGTAAAATCTAAATTGGTGAATATAACATCTAACGCCGCAGGGAAGTTATGAATAATTTTTGTAACAGATACTTGAAATCTCTTACTTAAGGACCCGTACATTGAGAAGTTTAAAACCTGAGACACATCATAGTTTGGATATACTCTAAACTGAGTCGCCATGATTCGTCTACTTTCCGCTAAATCACCAATATCCAAATCACCTAAACTAATTGGTTCAGAAAACGCTCCAACACTAAAGGTTCTATTAACCTTCTCAACAACCGATGTTGTAAACTCAAAGTTACCTTGCGTAAGTCCACCACCCTCAACTGTTTGTAATCCTACAATGTTGTCAGAAAAGGTTGCCGCACCACTACCAGGTCTTGGAGGGTAAAAATATTTCGTATTCTTTTGCGTTATCGCCATTAGGTTGTTATATTTGTAAAGTTTTTACTGAAATCAATATTATCGTTTCTATTCTGTCTAACCTCATATAACAATGCATTAAATTGGTCTCTAATTTCATATAAGTTGTATTGTCTGTATATGTTATTTTGAGAATCGTAGATTGTGTAGATACCATCATCAATAGACTTGGTTTGATTACCATAAAGAGCAATCGCAAGAGATGAGATATCGTATTCAACCATTTCAACTTCCAAACTAATAGGATTGAAGAAAGTATTAGTAATAATGATATCTTGGTCAGGCTGTCCAATAAATGGAGTCGCATTTGGTTTGTTAGTTGGTGAAGATGAAGGTGATAAGGTTAAGAAGATAAGGTTTGAATCACCATCAACATATCTATATCTGATAGCCTTTTGAGATGTGTTAACTTCATTAGTTACTACAGGTTCACAATAAAAACTTGAAGTAACAACTCTAAAGAAGTTAGGTATTTTTGAACCATCGGGGTTTAAGTATTCAATTCTAAATCCAACAAGTCCTTGAGGAACAAATTTGTTTTGATATTCTGTTGGCACATTAGTAATATCAATCACAATACCTTTAACATTTGGTAAAGCACTTAACACACCACAATCTGTAATGATAGTTCTTATTTGTGCAGGTCTTATGTATAACGTGTAAATTCCTAATGCGTTGAATTGATTTGCAGGTAGAGTTAGATTATATAACCCTCCCAATACTTCAACACCAGCGTTTCCACCTGTCTCTGTGTTAGCAAAGTAAGGTCTAAGTATAGTCTGTGCGTCCAACTTCGTAAGCACGAATTGGTCTGTCACATCTCTTGTTGGTGTGTAGTTCATGATTATCTCAACATCTTGTGGTGAAACATCACTGGGTCTTATTGTACCGTATGAGCCTATTGCCATGTTCTCTTATTTAATTTATAAATAGTTTAGTTCTTTTTTTCAATTAACTTCTTTCTTTATTCTCGACATTAAAAAATCCGTAACCGTAATTTATCATATCTCCCAAGTTATCGACCTCACCCATTCTCATTACTCTTTCGTATGCACTATTCTTACCTCTCTCTACAAATACATTGGTTTGTACCTGCGCTTGGTCAATAACTTTTAATAAAACCTCATCTTTTGTTATCGGACTTGCCTGTAAATTATTTTCAGTTAGACCTGAAGATTGTTGGAAAAATATTGTGGTTCCGTCACTATAATCATAATAGTCAACACCTGTAATAGTGTAAGCAGTAAATGCTGTATTCATGTTAGAAATTGCACCCCATATTTGTCCGTTTGAAATTACAGGAACACCAACTTGAAATTTTGGTGACCCGTACTGAGCCAATTCATTCACTCTCGACTTTGTTATCCCCGAAACTGTAAATGGTATTGTTACGTAGTTGTTTGAAGTTTGGGCTGAAACGATGTTAACCGCATCACCTGAAAATATATAATCGTAAGACACAGGGGTTCCAATCCAATTACCTGAAGATGGTGCAAAAAATGCTTCTCCTTTAGGGTTATATATTGTTGGGTTAGTGAATGGTGTTTTAATCTTTTTAGACACTTTAGTAATACCCCAAGGATTTGTTTGTTCCATGGTTATGGTATATTCTTTTGTTGCGGTTGTGTAAGTGTGACTGATACTATTAGGTGTATACCCCGTAATTATTTGTTTTGGTGTACCGTCGCCCCAATCCACTTTATAAGAAGATAGGTCTAAGAATTTTTGAAATTGGTCTGATGTATTGTAGATATTATAAACGTACGGTGATGATGTTGTAGAAGAAAATATAAAGTTCGCAACTACATCCTTTTGAAGAACGGCACCATCAAATGGACTATAATATCCCGCATCTACTGCGGTTTGTCTAAATAAAAGTGGAACACTTAAGTCCGTCAGTAATGAAGCACCATTAGGTCCTGAACTAACAACTTTGGTCATTGCAGAGTAAACCCCAACAGGAGTTCCATTATAATCCACAACGGATAAATCTCCTGCTACGTTTTCGGGTGATACGATTATTTTATAGTAATCTGACATTATAGTGGTGGGTTTACATATTCATACCATTTTATGGGTAAATTAGTCCCTAATCTTTGACCATACGTATTCAAAACTTGGTATGTTTGAGTTGGGTAATCCAACTTAACTGTGTAATAAAAATATTGTGTACTGTCGAAAGCGTATTTGTTTGTATTCATTAACGCTTGTGGTCCATTTGTATCATCCAAAGAATTACTTCCTCCACCTGTCATCATTCTGGTGAATTGTCCTGTCTTGGCGTTATAAAACTTGGCACTCATGTAAAAGGTGTTAATGTCTAAAAACGTTCTTTTCTTTAACCAATAAAGAAAGAACCCTTCTTTGTCCCCAACATAATCCAATATAAACTCAGGTTTTTTAATCGACACCAATGTTCTTTGCATCTGAGCATCCATTTTCAAACCTTGTTGTGTTGGTAAGATAACTGTTAGATAGTTTACTTGTTTCTTTTCATCAGGAGTATCGTAGAAATCCAACTTGAAGAATGAGTTTGAAAAGTTATTCTCATAGTAATAGACCTCTTGGGGTGTAAAACCTTCACTCAAATAATTTACTCTCCAATTATTAATATCGTTTAAGGAACCTCCAGAATAAAAATAAAATTCGTAGTTAATCTCTGTATTATTTGTTGTCCCCGTTGCAGGTGCATGTGCAAATCTTGAAATCTCAAAGTCTCTTCCAACACCAATAACTTCAGTTATAATGTTTTTTTCATACTCCTCAATTGCAAGGTCTAACCCCAAGTAGTCCCATTTAAGTTCTACAGGAATGTTGACTTGTTTGTTGTCAAAACCGTCTTGTCTAATTACAAATTTATTCACACTCATCTATTAATGGTTTGAATGAGAAGCTAGGTTGAACCTCATTATAGTTTATTCCTTCAGGTATTAATCTAAATACAACGTTCTCAAATGGATAATGAGCCGTGTTAATAAACGGGTATTCAACCCCTCTACCAAGGTTATCCACAAAACCATAAGTATATAAGTCTCTCCATCTAAACTGTTCATCCGACGAAGAATAGAAAGACCAACTTGGAGCTTGGTCTAAAAATCCAACACCTGCAGTTTCAATGTAGTCAGAAAAGACTCTCAATGTCATTGGGTTATGTGGTTTATAATAATATCCTGGCGAATTTGTACTTGGAGTTGCTGTGGTTGCAAATACAGCTTGATTGAACTTCATTTTATGATAGTAAGGTGATACGACCCTTTCTATTTGTTCATAATCATTCCATTCACAAAAATCACCGTCCATGACATCATCTTTTTGTAAATCCAAGTTATAATAGAATGTTTTTGTCTCACCATTTGTTAGGGTATACCCTGAAACAGGAATACTTGTGTTAGAATTTTGATTATTAGTTCTCCACCATGGATTAACAATTTTAGACAGATTGAATCCCCATCCTTGTTTCAACCCAATCCCATCGAATGGCGGGTTAAAGTATCCTGAATATCCTTTATTAACAATAGTTAGACTAAGTTCCGTCAAAGGTCTCATTTGGTTATCTCTATATCCATTCAAATCTATGTCATAGTTTGATGTAAAATTATAGGCATTACTACTAGACTTTTGTGATACTCTTGTGACATTGTTTGGAGTAATTGAACTGTATTCTAACTTACTTTCTTCTTTGAATACATTTTTTTCAAACCCTACTTTTGTTACCGCTAAGTCAGTTAAGTTAGTTAGAACTTTATATTGTTTAACATAATACTTTGACCTTGTTTCGGTTAAGTTGTCAGGATTAATTACTCTCTTGAATGTACCAGTTACTCCATTATTAAACGTTGTACCAGTATACCCAATATTTAAAACATTAAAAATATTTTTATCACTATCGAATAATCCATTACCTACAGAATACACTTGGAATATATTTGAATTCCTATAAGTTAATGATAACTCAACATATTCGTTTGGTGTTAGTCCGTGTGGTGCGACGCAAGTAAAAGAAATCAAACCATTACCATTTTGACTTGTATTACTAATTGTAAATGCAATACCATCACCAGCCTTCCAACTAATGTCATTTGAATTACTTGAATAATATTGTAATTGTTTGTCGTAATTGTTATCAAATGGATAAGTTAAATAATACATCCAATTATATGTGTAAGCACTTTTCGATTTGTATGGAAAATGTTGGTCTGACACATCAGGTCTAAAGAAATCAAATTCATAGAACTGTGGAAACCCTCTCCAAACACCACTTTGTTTTGAAGTGTCGGGGGAACTATAATATAAATTATACTGAAATGGTAAGTATCCTGTGGTTCCTGTGTATGTGTTGTCGTATAAGTACGTTACTTTAAACGTAGGTCTAAAGACCGTGCAAGCTTGTCTCTCGTCATCATAGACTTGAGCCAAACTTATTGTCGAACTTCTATCATATTCCGTAATTTGTTGACTCTGTTCTTCAAGAGTTACCGAGACTTCCTCGTTAACTGATGGAGCACCTTTGTACCTCAAACTACTTGGAACTATTGTGTACTTATTCATCTAATGAGTATTTTGTTTTAAACCTATCTAATGCAGATTCTCCTTTAACCACTCCAAAATAGAATTGATATGGTGCTCCCACTAAAAATCTACTTTTATTTTGTGGTGTCGATATGTATCTACCTCCTACTGTTGGGTAACTTGCTACATTCCCATCTACACTATATATGTACCCTCTCGCAGTTAAATCATTAGCCACAGTAGTACCATTTAAGTAATATTTGGTACTTGTTCCTGTTCTATCTAAAGATTGGTAATTATTTTGAGTAATGTCCGCAGTATTTGTTGCCCATGTGTTGTCTTCATTTCCAAATATTAAAGAATTTGACGCCAATGTCCATTGGTAGAACGGAACTAGTTGCGATTTAATTCCATATGGATATGGATAGTATCCCACATTGTTAGCTCCTCTAAAATCTATTCTTCCTGGCGTTAAATAATCTTTAGTTTGAAGGTCTTGTGTTGTTGATGAAAACCAAACTGCCATAGTAGGGAATTGAGGTGTTCCCAATATTGTTGTTGGATTAATTCTGCCAGGGAAAATTTCATAAAATTCAGGTGAAAAATTAATATTTCCTATTTCAGAATTTATCGACAATAATTGAGCTAAATCACCGTCAATTCTTTTTTGGTCTCTAGAAAATAATTTGTCAAGACCATTATCGCCAGCAGCTAAAACTGAACCTAAAAAAGTTGCAGAAGTAATTCGAGAAATAACAAATAAATTAACTAAATCTGAGGTGTCCCCATAACTAGTTGGATTGATATTTGGTAATATGTATCCTTTAGTTGACGGGTCAAAGGTAATTTCAGAATAAAAATAATCTTTCATTCCTAAATTAATTATCGTTGTTGGGTATAATAAATTTAAGGCATTTACGCTACCTGTATCACTCGCTCTTTTACCTATAAATTTATTTGTCGAATCTTTCCAAGGACTACTTCTATAATAAAAATTATTACTATCCATGTTAAAATACACTATATCACTAGGGAATCTAGGGTACTCTGGTTTATTTTTATTATTATAGTATGTTGTAACTTGTATTGGAAATGCATATAATGAACCATTAATCCAATTATTCATAAACGATTGAGACAATATTCCTCGACATAATCCGTAAAAGAATCTAAATCTATAACCCCACTCAGGAAATGTATTAAAAGTGTCTTTTACTAAATCCGTTAATGGTCTTCTTAAAAACATATAACACCCTGATTCAACAGCATCAATAGTTGTACAGTTTTGATTAATACTAAAATCATCACCAAAACCTTGGTAACAACCTAATCCAACCATTTTTTCACAATCAAAACTTTCTAAAACTTTAATAGAGTTTGGTAATCCTGTTAAATCTGCGGTTACAGTTTGAGCACCTGTTTGAAATGCCACAGATGAAATATCTTCCGAATCTGTATTTATTACATAAACCCCAAAATTAAGGTTTTGTTGTAATAATGACGGATTTAAGGTCCAAGAACCTCCATCTAAGATATCTGATGATGGTAACCTATCAGTCCTTAAAACATTTTGTTGAGCGTCGTTAATTAACATTGGTGAGGTACTACCAAAGAAGGTCTTGGTTGTATAGTAATAATCAAAAGATGGTACATAAGCTCTTGCTGGAAACCCAAAACCTGAATTAACCTTCATAACGGCTCCACCTGATAAGTCTTCACTGTTATCATATTTAATACTAGAGGCGTTTATATCATAAAACCCATTTGTAGATATTGATACTACTTTAGGTAAAGTAGCTAAATCGATACAAGATATGAACCCTGTAATAACACCAGAAGTATTAACTTTAACTGAATAGAAAACTCCTCCCCAATTCATTTTATACCATCGGTTAAGTCCATTAAATGGATTTCTATAACCAAAATATGTATCGTAATCGTTATACATTGTTAAACCAACCCTTGGTGTTGCATTTGCAGGAATATTTTGTACAAATAAACTATCAGTATTTGAATACGGTGCCGCACATCCAGCAACATCTGAACTAGCAGAAAACCCACTACGAGTAATCCTTTTTGCAGAACCTAACGTACCAGGATTAGTTGGCGCAAGACCTTCCATTGTTGCACCTACAGGTAATGGACTTGTATTGGCATCTAATGAACTATAATAAGCGGTATTTGTTGTTGTAAATCCTGTAAATGATTGTCCAGGAACAGATGATGTTGTGGTTCCAGGTTTAAAGAAATAAGATTGATAGAACATCTCATTTTGATTATATCCCTGTACTGATATACTACTGTTTTCTAATTTTTGTATTGGTATGTTAACTCTTGTAGAGGCGGTTACCGTCCAATTTGGGTCAAACTCAGTTGTTCCGAATAAATTACCTAACGAATATTCGTTAACATATTTTGGAGAGTACGGGTCAACTCCTCTTTGTAAAACTAAAATGTATTGGTCTCCCGCACCTTCAAAATATTGAAAGGCGTTAAAGTTGATTGGTGCACCGTCAACTATCCATCGGTTGTTAGGGAACCCAAGATATCTCCATGGAGTTGATGTACTAACAGTATTAAGAACATTACCAAAAGATTGTGTTGTACCTGTGTTCCATATTTGAGACGCTTGAGATACCGTAATAGCGGTGATAACTTGGTAGTATTCAACGTCAGCAGGGAATTTATAATTAGTCTCTGTAGAACCATATGGTAGATTATATCTAACAGGTGTTACTATATTTGACACTTGTGTTGTTGCATAAGATACATCTATAGTGGTTGCGGCACTACTACTATAACTTTCACCACTAATACCTGTTATAGTTCCTGATGGAGTAGATGCACTATAAAGATAATTTGTATCGGTAGTTCCACTTAAATTAATAAAAGTTAATAGGTCTCCTGCCTCAAATTGTTCTTGTGATAATACCGTTATTGTATTGTCATAATGATGTTTACCAATGTTGGAATCTTTAGCAAAAGTTACTTTAATTTTATTTATATTTGAAAAATAACTTTCTCTTAAATTAAAGATATTAATTCTTTCTCCAATAGGTAAGTCATTTGAAGTAACAAATCTTGTCTCTCCGTTTGATATCGATTTTTCTTGCGAAAAAGGTAATTTATACCTTCCAGGGTTTGAAAGATTGGAGGTTAAAGCCAATCCCGCAAATGACTCACTAAATAAGCTTGACCAAGTTTCTTGATTTTCCGTGTCTCCTGAAAAATACGTAGATGATAACCCATCATAATAATATTGTGGAGCCGAAACATACGTTAAAACCCCAGACCCAGTTACTCCTGGAGCTGGTATATTTCCCTGATTGTTTGGTTTTACATCAGTAGTTTGTTTACAATCACAGGCCTGACAATCAGGATAAGTAATCATTGGCAATCTTATTGTGAAATCTCTTTGTGTACAATATTTTCTCCATCTCTTAAATGGATACCAACTGAAAAATCGGTTACTAACTCCAACCCTTGATAACCAACATAAAAAACTTAAAACTAAATCATATAACCACAATAAAATATGCGCAATTATAAGTATTATCATACCTATAGGTTGTAGTACTGTAAAAATTATTGCAAATAAGAAATATAATAAATCAAAATTTCTAAACCCGTCATTAACAGGAAATTTATTAACACTATCCTCACAATCTTGGCTATCAATTTCTTTAATACCAATAAACCTACCTGGTGCTGACCCAATAAAATTTCTACCACTTTTATATTGGTCAATTAAAGAAGATACGGTATAAACTTTATTAAATTGAAATTCATAGAACGTGTCTTCGCAATCAATAATTTCATTAAGTCTGTTAATCTTATTTTGTGATACAAAACCATTTGTATACCCACTCCAAGCCAATCCAAAATAATACGAACTTTGTTGTTGATTATATAATTTTTTACCTGGACTATTATCGGGGAAATTACGGTATATAGAAGGGTCTGTTATATCATTCTCCCATCCATATTCTTTAACGTTAGGAACTAAATAATATGCCCTCCTTGTCTCTAAAGTTAAATCATTTGGCTGTGTCCACTTAACTTTGAAACGATATTTTGCCTTTGTTGGAATTCCTACTGTTGGGTCGTTTGACAATACTTTCTCCCCAAATTCATTAGTTACAAAATAATCTAAGTTCATTGGTAATTCTATTAACCACGTACCTGAACCGTCAATAACATTTCCTGATTGTTCTAATTCGTATTGTTCTAAAACAGGGTTACCATCACTATCTTGTCGTATTGTTTGTCTTAAGGCTAATATTTGACCAGGAGATGTTGTTAGTCCACACAAATTACCCATGTTATCTTTTGGAAATCCGTTGAACTTAACTCTTAAATTATCAGGAGAAGAGAATATAGACCCCATGAATACTGATGTTGGTTGTATATCAACATTTGCATCATCTCTTAAGTCAAAGTCTAATCTGTTTACCGCAATCTGACAAACTGTTGGGTCTCCCCACAACGGAGATACGTCAATGAATTTGGTTAGGTTAATAATTTGAGGTAAAGAAGTTAAATCGGTTGATGTTCTAAATTTACTTCCCGCAACTTGAGCCTCACTTGCAAGACCCATTCTAATTAAATCTTGAGGTGTTAATGAAAACTCTCCGATGTCAGATAAATCAACATCCATGACAATAGTTTGTTCCCCTAATGGAACTCCCATTATCATGTAATCACCACTCTCGTTTGTTTTGGCTGTGTATCTGTAGTATTCGTCAAAAATTTCAACTGCAGTAGAACCCGTAAGAGCGTCAGACCTTGTAGGTAGAGTTCCTGTTGCAGCGTGTTTTGAATAAGATTTTTCGTAAGGTAAAAGGTTATATCTATACCCGTCTTCATTTTTATCTTTTGGAGACTTGTATGGATATATACTTGAAATTAATGGGTTTGATTCGTCAACTGCAGTAACAGGTATGAATACAGAAACTCTGGCATTTGGTATACCAAGTCCGTTATTGGCGGTTACCCTACCAACAAGAACACCATAGTCAGAACAACTTCTTGTGTAGACATCTGACTGTTGTATCTTTAATGATAAAATTTCTAAAAACTCAAACTCTTGGTCTAATTGGACGTTGATTGTCTTATTGATTCCGAGTTCGGTTCTAATCCTATATGATTGACCCATGTAATACCTTTAATTTATAAATAGTTTATGTGTTATTTTTAAAGTACGAACACACTCTTTTTAAATTATAAACTAAACGATTCGAGAATAAACCTATTAAGAGAAGGTAACTGATTGGAAGTTTTTAACTGAAACTCTAATGTCTTTGTTTGGATAACGAATTTGATACACTTGTGAAGGTTGGGCAAATACCGTATCATCCACAGGAGCAATTTCTTTAGTCTCAGGGTCTGAGTATTCCATTGAAGTTTCTGCTGAAGAATATTGTCCTCCAACATTGTTGTACACATTAAGTCCCGCAACAGTTAATACTCCGTTTTGGTTTTGTACTATACTTCTTAATTCAGAAAGATACACGTTTTGTCCTAATTCTCTTACTTGAGGGTTGAAGTACGCCGAAATCTTATCAACAACATCGGCAATAACTTGTCCTGAATTTTGAGCAGAGTCTAATACAATCTGAACATCAACACTAAGGTCAATAACCTCAGCAGTTAAGATTGAAATGTAGTCATTCATCATTCTATAATTTGACAAATATGTCGCAACGTTTTGTCTTAAAGTGTCCGATACAATATTGGTTAACTTACCTGAAGTATCGTAAGATAGTAATTGAATTAATATTTTGTTATTGTTTTCGGTGATTGAAACCTTTGCAGGTGCCCCGAATTCTGCTGGCATATTTCTAATAAGAGCTTCGTAATCTTGAACAGTAACTGCTCTTTTCTGAGCCGAGAAGTTAAACGATACGTAGTTTCTAATTTCTTCTAAAGATGGAAGACCTGCACCACCGATAGCTGCAGTTACGTTAGTACATCTTAATGAATTAACAACTGAAGAGTTTGTTAGTTCTGAAGGACCATTCACATAGAATGATACAGTACCAATCTGATTAATTACGTTGGTACCTAAATTTGTCGCTAAACCTCCCCCAACTCTATATTGAACAAATAATGTTGAATTAGGAGTTAAGGCTGAACCTAATGAGAAGTTGTTTGAATATCTTTGTAAGTCTAATGTAGTTCCTAATGTTGTGAATTGGTCTAACGCATCTTGTGCTGTGTTTGTACCACCACCAAATGTCATTTTCTTAAATCCTTCAGGAGTGTACTCACTAATGAATCTATTTTGAGTTTGAATGTATCTACCAACTTTAATACCTGGCTGGTCTGAAACTTTTGTTGGGTCTTCAACAAATACTCTATCTTCAGCTAATGCATCTACCTCGTACCATTTGTTTGATACTCCTAAAAATTCTGCGGCTGTAGGAATGTTTGTGTATTCTGTTCCACTCTTAAGTAAAACACTTGTAATACCTAAAACGTTCTTTTCAGGTAAGAATAGTTCAAAGAATGGTCTAACATCGTTTGGACTAATAACCCTTTTGAATACTTTAGTAATACCATTAACAACTAATTCTCTTTTAGTTATAGTATAATTAATTAATACGTTATTGGCATTGAAGTTAGGTATTTTTAACCTATTTGGGAATCCTTGAGCGTTGTAAGGTGAAGTGAAATCAATATCATAAATGTTTTCAAATACGATACCTGCGCCAGTTACTTGTGAACCTCTTGTTAATGTTCCTAAGTATCTTTCATCCTCTTTATCACCAAATGCTGGTACTGTGATTGAGAAGTCTACAAGGGCAACTGAAGGTCTTTGACCTGGCAATTTTAAACCATAGGTTCTTGCAATGTTGTATATTGAAGACCTTTGTTGTGCATATTGAAGAACAGTTTCTTGAATACTTCTATCGATATGATAGTGTAAGTTATCTGCAACCGCAGCATTTAAATCAATAAACACAGAGAATACCGATGCATCATTAAAATCCTGTATAAGTTCAGGATAATATGTTTTTACATAGTTTAGTAATTCAGTTCTTATTCCCTGATAGTCTCTAGTAGTATATGATATTTTACGATTTGCCATCTATATTAAATATTGATAATAACGAAATCACTCTGAGCAAATGTATTTTGTTCTACCGAGTAATCTATTTTAATTTTTGCAGTGTATTCTGAAGTCCCTTTTCCTGGAAATCTATAAATTGGTGACTCACTACTTCCTACAATGTTTTGACCTTCTGCAATGTCAATTTCTTCCATTGGGTCTGCAGGTGTAATTGAAATGTTATTTAATAATAAATTTGGCATGTAATTCCCAACTGCTTCTCGAATATCTGATTCAATGGCATCAAACGTAAGTCCATCAAAAGGTTCAAATAAGAACTCATATAATCTTGTACCAAAATCAGGTAAATAATAACGTGTACCCTTTCTTGTCAATAACAAGTGAATCAAATCGGCTTTAATCTCTTGAGCTTCAAACTCCGTTAATTGCAAATAATCACCTCTTTTAGAATCTCTAAAAGGAAAATTAAGACCATATGTAGTTCCGTCTGCCATAACTATAAATATAATACCCTGGTTTTTCCTTATAAATAGATTAAAATAAATAATCCCGATGTTAGTCGGGATTATTTAATGTATTAAGATGAACAACCGAAACACTCAATTTCGATTCCTTCGGGTTTTGGTGGTAAGTTCATATCACTATAATCTACTTTAGGAACTTCAACCGCAGGTTTTGATTTCTGTATTTTTGATACATCAACCGCTAAGTGTTTAGCTCCTGTTGAAATTGCCTTGGTTCTAACATAGTAACATAAAGTTTTTAATCCTTTCTCCCATGAGTGGAAGTGAGACGATGTAATCTTTGACAACGTTGGGTTTGCCATATAGATGTTCATTGATTGTGACTGGTCAATAAACGGTGCTCTATCAGCAGCCATATCAATTAATTCTCTTTGAGAAATTTCCCAAATAGTTTTGTACTTAGGTATTAAATGTTCAATTCTTTTAACTTTTTTGTTGTAGTTTTTGTCTTCAGGGTCAAGGTATTGATTGAAATTAATTTTTTGAATAGAACCTTCGTTCATAATAATTTCATTTTTCAAGTCTTCACACCAAACACCAATCTTTTCAAAATCATTAATCAAATATTTGTTAACAATCATAATTTCACCACCAACAACTCTTCTGTTAAATAACGCTGAGTGAGCTGGTTCTGTCATTTCAAATGAACCTGTAATCTTAGCTGAAGATGCAACTGGCATCTGAGCTGTGAATAATGAGTTACAAACTCCGTATTCTTTTACGTCTTTCTTTAAAGTTTCCCAATCTAAGAATAACTCAGATTCGTTTAATCCCCACATATCAAATTGGAATATCCCTTTTGACATTGGTGACCCTTTGAAGAACTTGTATGGTTCTCTAACACCTCTCTTACACAAGTCATTACTTTCAGTAATTGCTGCGAAGTAGATGGCTTCGAATATATTTTTATTTAAAACCTTAGCCTCTTCTGATGTGAAGATGTAATCCATTAAATAGAATACATCAGCCAATCCTTGAGTTCCAATTGCAATCGCTCTTTGTTCAAGTCCTCCCTTCAAACCTTTTTCAGTTGAATAGTTGTTCTTGTCAATAACGTTGTTCAATGCTCTAACCGCTCTTCTAACTTCTTCAATTAATAATTTATAATCGAACTTACCATCAGTGATAAAGTTTTTTAATACAATAGAAGATAAAGTACAGATAGCTGTAGTTTTCTCATCTGTGTATTGGTAAATCTCATTACATAAGTTTGATTGTTTAATCACACCAATGTTTTGATGATTAGTTTTCTTATTAGCGCTATCCTTAGCACATAAATAAGGAACTCCTGTTTCAACTTGAGATTCAATAATTTTATTCCAAATCTCTTGAGCTTTAACTTTTCTACCGATACCTGCGTCAATCGCCTTTTGGTAGTTTTCTTCGTATTCGTCACCAAAACATTCTTGTAATGGTTTGATACCAGCTTTAATAATTTCGTTAGGACAGAATAAGTACCAATCTTCATTGTTCTTAACCGCTCTCATGAAGTTATCAGGAATCCATAAAGCAGTGAATAAATCTCTTGCTCTTAGTTCCTCAGCACCTGTATTCTTTTTAATCTCCAATAGGTCCATGATATCTCTATGCCATGGTTCTAAGTAGATAGCAGCACTACCAGGTCTTCTCCCTTGTTGGTTAAAGAATCTTAATGACTCATTAACAATTTTTAGGTACTTTAATAATCCACCCGCAAATCCACCTGATGACTTAATTCTACTTTCCTTACTTCTAATGTTAGACATCGATAAACCGATACCAGCAGCATCTGAAGAGTAAGTTGAAATGTCATTCAATGTCTTTAATAGACCTTCTCTTGAATCTGAATTATTGTAATGTAACACACAAGAAGCTAATTGAGGTACTCTTGTACCCGCATTAATCATAATTGGTGTTGCTTTTGAAATACGTTGATTAGATAATGAAACGTAATAATCAACCGCCTCTTCAAATGTATTAGTCACCCATAATGCAACTCTCATGTACATGTGTTGAGGTCTTTCAATCACTTTCCCTTCAGGAGTTTTTAACAAGTACATTTCTTGTAAAGACCTCCAAGCGAAATAATCAAAGTTATAATCACCATCGTGATTAATAACCTCATCAATCTTACTTGGTCCGTATTTTTCAATGATTTCCATTAGTTCATCGTGAACAATACCATCAACGTGTAATACGTGCATTGTATTCGAAAAACTTGGGTCAGTTTCTTTATGGTATGAAGAAATTGCAACTGAAGATGCAAGTCTTGAATAATCGTGGTGACTACCTGTGTAGGCCGCAGCGATTTCATATACTAGTTTATCTAACTCTTTAGTTGTAATAGTACCTTCAGTTGGTACAGAAGTAATAACTTTGATGAATATCTCATCAGAGTTCACATTCAAACCTTTAGCTGCTCTTTTAATTCTGCTATAGATTTTTTGTGGGTTAAAGGACGCTTCTTCCCCGCCCCTTTTTTTTATTTTAAGTGACATCATAAATTTAAAAGTAATGAATTAAAAATCAGAATCAAAAGATAATGTTTCGTTTAGTTTCGCTTTTTGGTATTCCATCGTTCTTGACTCAAAGAAGTTACCCTTTGTTTCAACTGCGATTTGTTCCATAAACTTAAATGGTTGTTCAACGTTAAACTCTTTTTTACAACCAAATTTAACTAATAACCCATCAGTTACGAATTCAAGATATTGTTTCATTAAGTTTGAATTCATTCCGATAAGTGAAACAGGTAAAGATTCAGTGATGAACTCTTTTTCAATTTCAAGTGCAGATAATAAAATTTCTTTAATTCTTTTTTCAGATGGTTTGTTCTCCAAGTGATTGTTAACTAAGTGAATAGCAAAATCACAGTGTAAGTTTTCATCTTTAAAAATTAAAGTATTGGCGTTACATAACCCTTGCATGATTCCTCTTGATTTCAACCAAAAGATTGAACAGAATGAACCTGAGAAGAATATACCTTCAACCGCAGCAAACGCAACTAGTCTTTCTTGGAAAGATGCGTTTTCAATCCAATCAAGAGCCCACTTGGCTTTCTTTTGAACTGCAGGTAAGTTATCTAAGGCGGTGAAACATAATTGTTTCTCTTCTTCGTTTGAGATATACGTGTCAATTAACAGAGAATACATTAAACTATGTATGTTTTCTGCCATCAATTGAAATCCATAAAAGAATTTTGCCTCAGGATATTGTACTTCCTTTAAAAAATTCTCTGCAAGATTTTCGTTAACAATACCATCCGAAGCCGCAAAGAACGATAAAATGTTCTTAACGAAGTATTGTTCGTTTTCAGTAAGATTATTCCAATCTCTAATGTCATTACTTAAATCAACCTCTTCTGCCGTCCAAAACGCCGCTTGATGTTGTTTATAATATTCCCAAATGTCATCGTGTTGAATAGGAAAGATGACGAATCTATTAGGATTCTCTACTAAAATTTTTTCCATAATTATTTTTTTGTTTTTTGTATTAAGATTGTTGTTTTTGTTCTTCTTTTTGTTTTCGTTTCTCCATCAACTCTTTAACCCTATCTCTCTTTCTCTCCTCTTGTTGTTCTTCGAAACCTAAGAATGTTACTGAACTTTCAGTGTCTATTTCAAGTAGTTCGTTGTTAAATTTACAGTTTTCAAAAACTACCCCGTCCTTACCTAAACGTGACTTTGTAATCGCGATGGTTGCAAGGTTCATTTCTTTTTGTTGAAGTGTCTTAGCTACAGAGATGATTACGTGACCAACCTGAGCCTTTTTAATCGAGCCACCCATTTGGTCGGTCGTTACAACTTCAGCTGAAATTGAGGACCTATTACCCTGTGTGGCGGTCCATCCAACTAAGTCTAGCTCGTGACACATTGCTTCGAAACCTCTCATCACAGAACCTTCAGCCTTCCACTCATCTTTACTTGTAGATTCAGGAAGTATACAGTCGATATAATCTAACATAATTAAATCAATTTTATTTCCATCGGCAATCATTTTTCTTACCTGATTCTTGATTTGATTCATAGTCATAGTATCTGAAGCTAATTTCTTAAGAACCAACTTGTTTGGCATACTCTCTTGGATTTCTGTAACCTTAGACATTACTTCGTCTTTGTGTTTCACTAAGTTATCAGGTTCGATACCCGTCCAAAGTGTGAAGTGTTTTCTTTGGATAATCTTTGGGTTATCCTCAAAAAATACTTGAAGAACATTGTACCCCAAGTTGAACGCTGTGTTCGCAATTTTGGTTAAGATAGTTGTCTTACCCACCCCTGTTGGAGCTAGAATAACACCAATCTCACCTTTGGCCAAACCACCCTTAAGTAGTCTATCAATTCCAGGGATTCCCATTGGAATTGGGTGACGATAATCCTCGTCTAATACGGTATCCAAGTTAGCGAATATGTCCGTCTGTCCTTTGTCGATTTCACCGACTTGTAACGCGTTTCTCACCAATCCTTCAACCTTATCGTAAGACTCGAAATCACCTTCTGTAATGATTTTCTGAGCTTTGTCCATCGCCTTTTGAAGTTCTTGTTGTTTACAGAACTTTAAAGCTTTCTCCTGAACGAATACTGTACCTTCAAAAGGTGCATCTTTTACCTGTTTCAAGGTATCTAAGACCACTTTTGCAACGATTTCCTGTGAAATTTCTGACTTAACAATTTGGTCAAGAGTTTCGAAATTAGGCGTTGATTCGTACTTTACATAGTATTCTTTTATCATCTGCAAGATGATTTTGAAGTACTTGTTGTCAAAGTACGATGACTCAATCACGTCCATAATAGACGATGAGAAGTCCTTATCAACTACTATTTGATTTAGTAATTGAATTTGAAATGTGTTACCTAAATAATCGAAATTTTTGTTCATATATTAATTTAAAATTGTCCCTTGTATTATTAAATACCTACTTACTTAGGTCGAATTCCAAATATTCGTAAGTTAATTTGTTATTTGAAAAAATGTCAGTTAACTCACGAAGGACCTCTTTTAAAAATGGTCGTACGTCGACTGTATAACGAACTTTTGGCGGATAAAATTTTCCATCAAAAACTCTATGACAAATTGTCGTGTCTCCAACTTTAACATAAATGTTAAAAACTTCAGGCCCATCTGTGTAAGATGTGTTCATAATTGATGGGTCATGCGCAATTGCGTCTTTGTTGTCCATCATGTAAATTACTGTCTTCATTTTCAAAGCGTATTGTAATTCATCTTTTAAACTTAGAATGAAGTCATATAACTCGGTTGAGTTTCTTGCCTTTGGGTTATACCCTCTAACGTTAAAAAATCTTTGAACTACAATGTTGTCATTCAATGTTAAAAGGAATTCCATTTTTGTGCTGTCTTGCTCTCTCATGCGATTTTAATTTTTGTTTGTATTTTTCTTAAAATTTAAATAAATTGTCTACTTCTTTTATTCCCAATTCTTCATCTCTGTAGAAGATAACTGAGTGGTTGTTTTTCACTTCTTCGTCAGTGAAGTAATAAAGTGCCAACGAATATCTTGACACGTCATCAGGAGTGTTTAATGGTATTGGATGTCCGTGAGGTGCGTCTTCAATAGAAAAGATAACCGCTCTGTTGAATATAGGTTCGACCTCAATTTCTTTCTTCCAAGGGTTCCCTCCCCATAACTCCAAGTTACCACCCCATTCTTTCTCCCAATTTTCATTTAAATAAAGTAGTACGTTTAAGTTACG